TCGGTCATCCAAACGAGGATGTTCTTGGTCGTTGATTGCTTGACCTTACGCATTTGAGACCACTCTCCCGAGGCTATACAAATCGGCGGGCAAATCGGACAGGGAGAACGTGACCGAGGCGGCCCAAAGGCCAAGACCGCTTGCGTTCTCCGCCTGAATAAGGGCGATGCCCTCGCCCGCCCTCAGTGTTATAGGTTCCGCCGAGACCGAGCCGATGTTGTCGATGATGAGGGCGTTGTCGAGTTGGGATTTCATGTCCACGCCCGCGAGGCCGGGGCTCGTCCCCCATGTGTTCAGTTGGACCCGCCGGTACTTGGGATTGACGATGATGGCCCCGTAGCTCGCGCCATAAAGGACCGCCTCGGGCTTGGTCTTGACCTTGACGAATGGATAGAGGCTCTTGGAGGTGTCCATGGCCATGGCCGAGACATCATCGCCATTGGAGTAGCTCTCGACCCGGTACATGGCCACGGCGGGGACATCATCGGTCCCGGCCTCCATTACAATCAGTTGTCGAACATTGATGACCACACCGGACCCGGACCCGTTAAAGATGGTGAACAAGTTGCGTTGGTCGTCCACGGACCTCATGATTTCGGAGACGACATAGGTCCCCGCCGAGGTCGTGAACAGGCAGAACACGCGCCACGCCATCGAGAACGGGACGGTGGTGTTCCTTATGGTTATGCCCTCGCCCTCCCTCAGGATGTGGCCCGAGACCCCTTGGCAAGCGTAATCCCCACAGGTCCATTCCGCGGTCTTGAACTTGGGGACACACATTAGGCTCAAGGCCCGAACCATGTTCTGCTCGGGCAGATTGAGGAGGCGGCGTAGCTCGGTTCCGGCGGTCTCGGTCGTGTTGGCGTATTGCTGAATCTTGACCTGAGATGGTAGGTCCCCGATGCTTGTGTTCATCTTGTCCGGGACGATGGTGTCACCGTCCACGGTGATGGCCGAGATGCGGCTCAGTTGGAGGTTCGTGGGGAGGAGCGTCGTTTGGCCCTGACCACTCAAGGTCCTGAGCGCCACGCGCCTAATCTTGACGAGCTTGCCCGAGCCCACCTCGTTGTATATCAGGAGAAAAGGGGCGTGTCTGAGGTACGCGCCCTCGACGGCGGGAGCGGCGGCGATGCTCGCCTCGACGGACGGGAGCGGTTCCGTATCGAGGAATGTTGCCCGGACATGATAGGTGTCCTCAACCATCGCCCTCACTCGGTTCGGCCACGGCCTCGACCTTGGGGAGGCCGGTGGCGGGCTCGGCCCTTGCGGGTCCGAGCTTGGTGTCGTAGGTCCTGTATGTGTGAGCCTTGGTCATGGCCCCGCATTTGGGACAGGTGAACGCCTGACCGTCCGTGACGGGGTCCGCCACGGCGGTCATTGTCGAGCACTTGGGGCACTTGACGAACGTCATCGCCAAGCCTCCTTAGCTCGCCTCGTCCGTGAACTCCATCCACGCGTCCACGATGCCCGCCGCGCCCGAGTTGTTGTAGAGCACCATGCCCTCGTTCTGACGGAGGGCGAGAGCTTGGACGCTCGCGTCCCCATACCCGGCATCCCATAGGATGTTGAGGGGCACGAGGCACTCCCATTCGTCCGAGGTGGCGGTCGAGGCGGATGCCTCATCGCTCGACCAAATGAACCGCCTGAGCACGTCCGGGGTCGAGCCGCCGGGAGTTCCGGCGTGTCCGGTCGTGACCGAGGAGAGCGCCGAGTTGTTGGTGTCGTGCTTGACCGGCGAGACCGAGGTGGGCGTGGTCCATGTCATCGTGGCCGGATAACGCCTCAGTTCGAGGGCACATATCACGCCCGTCACGGCGGCGGTTTGATAGTTTATCATGCCGACACGGCGGACACGCTCGACATTCGAGCCCGAATTGAGTATGCCGAGCATGACGGTGGTCGCGGCAAAAGTCTTACCCTGAATTAGCAACGTCCATGTTGATGCCATTCTTAATCATCTCCCTCTCTTGTGCTCGTATTTCCTTGATTATCTTGTCTATCGGTCTCATTTTGGGCTCGTCTATCCACGCTTGTATTCGAGCGCAGAACCGGGAGCATTGGTCCCGGTCGAGCCTGAGAATCGGAATGTTGTTGTAGAGGACCGTGAGGAACTTGTCGGTCGAGACGAACTTGGTGGACCCTTGGAGACCCACGATGAGCCCGTCCGTGAGCCCGTAGCCGTCCGCCCATCGCTTGAGGCGGTCGTGGAACCGTTGGGCGGCCTCCCGGTCGAACTTGATGATGCTCTTGCCTTGGAGAGTAAAGTAGAGGCTCTCGTTGGTGCAATCAAGCCCGGTTCGGAATCCCATGACCCATCATCCCTCCTCTCATGTTCCGCCCCCGAGTATCTCGTCGTTGTCCCTTGAGGTCCACCCGGCCCCCGAGGAGACGCTCGGGGCATCCGTGTCGAACACAAGAGTGGGGGCGTTGCTTATCGTGCCCATGATTTGGAGGTTGCGGACGAATTGCGTGTAAGCCTCGTAGTAGGTGGCGGCCTGTTCCTTGAGGTAGGCTTGGAGTTGGCCCTTGTTCACATTAAGGCCCGCTACCGAGTACGAAATGCCGTAGGTCATGAGCCGCCCTACAAGCCCGTTGATGGTGCGGTAGGCGGCCAAGTTCAAGGCGGCCTCGTTGTAGTTGACGAGGTCCGGGTCGCTGAACCCTCCCGTGTCCGAAAATACATTGCGGGCCTCGATGACGGCCCCGTTGAGGAGGGACGCGAATTGTAGTTGGGGCATGGTGAGCCCCAAAAGTGAGTAGGTCCCGCCGGTCAGGCTTGCGCCGAGACGGGCGGCGAGGGTGGATTCACTCACCGTTATGTACGCCATGACCGTAATCGAGCCCCCCAATGAAATGCGGGGGGCTCAGGGGGGAAAGGAGCGAACTCGATTAGCTCGTGGTGTAGCTCAGGGGAGCCGTGCCCTCTACGAATGTCCCGAGGTTGTCGAACACCATGTAGGCGAGGGGTTGCGTGACCATGTAGCAATACCTCGTCGAGATGTAGGTGGCCTCGACCTCGCGGTTGAGGATTTGCTCGTTGGTTGTCTGGACCGGCCTCTTTTCGACGAAGAACCCGAGGGGCGCGTATTGCCCCATGAAGGTTTGTCCGCCGAGGGAGGCAATGATGGCCCTGTTGAGGATGGTCCCGACACCGAGCGGGTTGTCCACGATGTTGTTGGACACGTAGACATCGAGGCCCATGATGCGCCCGATGGCCTCGGGTCCGCCCGCTCCCGCGAGCTTGCCCTCCACGAGTTGCGGCGGTCCCCCGTAGAAGTTCGAGGCGATGAAGTACGGGAGGACCCGGATGTATGCCTCGACGTTGGGGTTCACGAACATGGCGTTCCCCAAGAAGTTGTATTGCTTGAGGAGGGCTTGGCCGTTCACGAGGTCGAACGTGCCCATGGTCGATGTGGGGTTGGTCGTGACGAGTGTGCCCGTGCTCTCGCGGGTCTTGCCGGTGGCGTTGACGGCGGTCTTGTTGGCGAGGAGGGAGAGGACGCCGTCCACGTCGATGGTGTTGCCCACGACGAGCGCCTTGCGCGTCACTTGGTCTTGGAGCACCGGGAGCATCGAGTCCTCGATGGTCTCCTTGGTGATGCCGAGAGCCTCGGCCACCTTGTACGGGGTGGCCACTTGGAAATTGTACGGCGTGAAGTCCATCGAGATGAGGCCGCCCTCGGCCACTCTCGCCACGACCTTGCGCCGGTCCCCGGATTGCTTGGGGATGCTGATGGAGTTCGACTTGACGCCGACAAGGCTCCAATTCTGGAACGCCTTGCGGATGACTTGCGGGGTCATGGCGATTTGGATTATCGCCTTGTCGAGCACGGGGTACAGACCTCCCGCAGTGTACACCGCGCTTAAATCCGAGATGCCGAACGGCATGATTACACCTCCTTGACCAAAAGGTCAAGTTTTCCATTGTCGAGCCCGTGGGACATGGCCTTGCCCACGATTATTCGAGGGTCCGGGTAGTAGTCGATGGCGTAGACATCCGCCGCCGTCAACTCACCCGCGTAGAAATTGAGGGTGATGCCGTCCGCCGAGAGCTTGCACTCGTTGGCGGCGAGCGTCTTGGCGTTGGGGACGAGGGTCTTGGCCGCCGCCGTGGCGGACACCTCGCGCACGGCGATGATGCCCGTGGGCTTGAACTTGAGGACGACGGCGTTGGCCGTGACCTCGCCCGCGGTGATGGTCCGGCTCTCGATGATGAGGGGGGGCACGACCTTGACCGAGCCGTTGACGGTGTCGTTGGACCCGTTGAGGACCGCCTTGCCCGAGGCGCACACTTGGGAGCCGATGGTGATGACCCCGTCCGCTTGGACGTTGCCTACGAACCCGTGGGAGATGACCGAGACATCGTACCCGAGGAGGGTCGTGTCCGAGCCCCTCAGGGTCATGGCCTTTTGGGCGAACCCCACGAATTGGGGGTCCTCGTAGGTTGTCGGGTAGATGTACCCCGACTTGAAGTTGGTCCCGTCCGCCGCGTATTGGGCCATGGCCTGTCCGCCCAAGAGAGCGGTGATGTTGGCCGAGGATGGGTCGATGTCCGCCATGAAAAAGGAGAGCGGACGGGAGTGCCCGTCGATGTCAACTTGCGTTGACGTGCTTTCGCGCTTGGACCCTGTCAAGACCCTGCCCGTATAGGTTGTCGTCATCTACGTCATCTCCCTGAGATTGTTTTTCCTGAGCTTGTCCTTGGGCTTATCCCTGAAAGCCCATGCCTTGCCGAGCCTTGGCCATGAACTCCTCGAACGGGTTGCCGTTCTCGGAGGCCGTGGCCTCTCGTCCCGCCGCCCGGTCGATGTTCGAGGGGGACTCGGCGCGCCCCGCGAACTTGCCGGTGGCCTTGACGCCCGCACTCTTGGCCCCACCCTTGGCCTTGGGCTTGGGCGGGGGCGGTGGGGGAGCTTGCTCCTCCTCCGAGGCGGCGGCGCACTTGGGGCACGAGCCGTCCTCGGCGAGGGGTCCGCCGCAAGCCTCGCAAGCGGGGGCCTCCTCCTCCTCGGCGGTGAACCCGAACCGCTTGAGGTCCGAGGTCTTGACGAGCGTGTAGTCCTTGAGGAACGGCGCGTCCTTGAACGCGGCGGCGAACTCCTCGGCGGTCTTGAACTCGGGGAGGGTGGGAGCGGGAGCGGGAGCCGGGGCCGGGGCGGGAGCCGCGGCGGCGGTTACGGTCACGGGAGCGGGGGCGGCGGGGGCGGCGGCGGGCGGGTTGTCGGACATCCTGTTCACATCCTCGATGAACTTGTCTACTGAGGCGGCGAAATCCATGACCGTGAGCTTGGAGTTGGCGTAGGCGGGCTCGGTCACGATGGACGCCTCCTTGAACCTGAGACCCTTGATGAGCACGGCGGCGGCCACATGGGAACACTTGGCCTTGCCACACTCACGACAGGTCACGGATTTGGCGTCTCCCTTGACGCTCACCCCATCGGCGAACCCGGACAGGATGGGGACCATGACATCCGGGTTGGCGGATTGGACGAGCCCATCGGCCCACACCTCGTCCCCGAGGCGCTCGGCCTTGTAGAGCCGCCCCACGACCTTGGCAAGGTCCGTGGAGTGGTCGAGGCGTAGTTGTAGGCCCTCCTTGTTGACCTGAGCCACGACCTCGTTGAGGCCCGCATCATCGACAGACCACTTGTTGGTATTGACGGTCTTGTCCATCAGGCGGACCCGTATCTTGGCGGACACGAGACCGGGGAAAAGGCGCTTGAGCGCATCGGAGGGGGCGATGGCGTCCTTGGGGACCTGAATCGACGCTCGCCACTCAAGAGAACCGGGTTCAAGATTGCGCTCGGCCATTGTCAAAAGTTGTTAAACGTCAGGAATGTCCACACGATGCCCCTGTCACGCCTTGTCGCGCGGGGGCCGCCATTTGAGGCCCTCGGAGAGCTTGGGGGTCAAGGTCTGTATGTGCGGCCTTGCGGGCGTTCGCTCCGCCACGGGCCGGGACGGGGGCTTGGCGCTTAATATCCCGTCCAATCGCCCTTGTACCCCTCGTTCCAACACTGGCAATTCGGATGGAGCGGGAATAGCTCCCGCCATCGAGCAAGGGTCATGACCTCGCCATCAAGGTCCGAGCATGACAGGCCCCAAGGAGCCACGGGCCGGATGCACACCTTTTCGTCCGGGCTCGCCCGCCAGGTGCAAAAGTTCCATCCGTTCTCCTCAAGGATGTCCGCGTAGGCCCACCCGTAGACCTTTTCGGTCTCGGTCACGGCGATGGTCCGCGCTCTCGCCACCGTGATGGGGTAGTCCTGTTCAAGCTCCACCATCATCCGGTTGAGGTTCGGGCCCTCCTCGTCGATGATGTCGTTGACGGTCGTGGCGAACCCTCGCCTCATGTCGTCCTTGGCTCCCTTGAGGTAGGCGAGTTGGGCCTCGACGCCCGTGTCGAGCCGGTTTTGGACGGCGGTGGTCTTGTAGTGGCCCTCGGCCTTGCCCCTGTTCTCGGCGAGCCTGAGGGAGATTTGGAGGGCTTGCCGTATCTGTTCCTCAAGCTCGGCGTACTCGTCCTCGGTCTCAAGGTCCCCGCCGAACTCGTCATCGTAGAAATCGTTGGCCGCCTTGACCTCGTACTTGCGCCGGACCCTCGTCTTGAACCTCTTGAGCCATCGGCGAGCGTGGCGCTCGTAGAGGTCCCCGAGCTTGTCCTCGACGTGCTCCACTTGGAGCTTGCCCCACGGACGGCGGGCGGGGCGGGCCGCGGCCGCGGCTTGGAACGGGCGGGCGGCGAGCAACTACTCCTCCTCGTCCTTGGGTGCGGGCTCCTTTTCGCCCTCGAAAAACAAGGTCTCGTGCTCAGTCATGAGGCCGCGGTCATCGAACACGTCACGCACGGCCTTGATAGCGTATTGCTTGGCCAAGGGCTCGGGCACGAGTTCGCCGTTCTTGTCGAAATAGGTGATGACCGTCCTCATCTTTTGACCCTCCCTTTTTCCGTGTTCCACGTCTCGTCGAGTTCGGTGTAGCTCTTGTGAGTAAGGGGATGGTCTCTTATGAACTCATCCTTTTTTTTCGGGCCCATGTGCCCCCTCATGATGGCCGAGACCTCGGCGTACTCCTCGGTATATCGAGAGTAAGAGCCCGCCTTGGCCCATTTTCGAGAGTAGTCCGTCGAGCCGCCCTCGGTCTTGACGGCGCTCTTGAAATCCCTGAGCTTGTCTTGGAGCGGGGACCGATAGCCCTTGTCCCACCGTTCATAGAGCTCGTTGGTGTTGTGTTTCTCGTAGATGGCCTTGGATTGCTTGGTGTATTGGTTGCTCAGGCGTGTGACATTCATCTTGAGGCGCTTTTCCTCCTTGACCGCCGCTTGGTATTCGGGGTCCTCCTCGGGCTTGTAGTACGATGAGAGCCGCCACCCGGCGTCTTGGATGTCGTATTTCTTGCGCTTGGCCTCGCGATATTGCTCATCCGTGGAACTGAGCTTTTTGCCCACGCCCTCGTCGAGTTCCTTGCGGGCCTTGGTCCATGACGCCTCGTTCTCGGCCACGGCCTTTTCGAGCTTGGCGCGCTCCTCAGGCGAATCCTTGAGCCGCCGCATATCCCAATCGAGGACGTTCTCACCGTGCTCGATTTCCGAGAACTTGGCATGGCCCGCCTCGTGGCTCAAAACCTCGTCGTTCATCATCCGGGTCCCGAACAGGCGGATGGTCTTGTCCGATGAATCCCAATGGCCGCCCGCCGTCATGACCTCGACGAATCCTTTATCGCCATCGAGGTCACGCTTATACTCGGCCTCGGTGGGGTGTAGCTCCAATCTTGAGACGTTCTCCCACAAGTCCGGGTTGGCGTTGATGTGAGCTTGGACCGTCTCGATGGACTTGTCCTCAAGGAACTCGTGCGAGGCGAGGACCGTGATTTCTCCACGCGGGGTCTTGAGGATGGCGCGGGCGTAGTTCTTGTCCGCCGTCTCCTTGAGGAGCGTCGTGTAGTTCTTGCCGGTCTTTTGCTCCCAATCCTCGACCTTGATGGTCTTGTTCTCAGGGCCACGAACCGCCTTGAGTTCCTCGGGGATGTCGAACGCCCGATACTCCTTGAGCTTGGCCGAGCGGTCCTCCCAAGCCTCGTTCCATTTGGCCATGAGGGCTTTTTTCTGAGCGTGTAGCTCGCCGTATCTCTTGTCCACCTCGGGGTCCGTGAATGAGCGGCGGCCCTCGTCATCATTATATCCGGTGTCGTCAGGATGCTCGTCCCCAATCTTGCCCATCTCGGCCCTGAGCTTGTTGGTCTCCTCGTCGAGATTGGCTTGCTTGATGTTGGCCTCCAAGAACGCCTTGTGTAGCTCCTCGCGCTTGGCGGCCCGCTCGGGCGTCTCCGAGGGGGCGGACATGGGCACATAATCCTCGACGACACCGCCGCCGCCATCGGTCCACCGGCCCGCCTCGTCCCTCGGTTGGTCAGGGTCGAACGCCTCGAACGAGAACGGCGGGTCGAGCGCGGGCGGGGACCACGACGCCTTGACGGTCTTGACATGGATTTCGATTTCGTCAGGCTCGGCCACGAACCGGGAGTTCGAGGAGTGCTCGGAGGTTGATGCGGGCTCCTCCTCTTGGGACGCCTTGACGGCCTTGGGCTCTCCTCGGACAATCTCGACCTTGGCGAACTTTATGGGGTATTTACGCCCATGGAGTTCATACTCCTTGGTCTCGACGGACACGACCCGCAATTTAGTATCCCGAGCCATCGTGAACTCGCCCTCCTCGGCATTGAACCCTTTTATCCTCTCGACCTTGACAATCTCATCGCCCATGTCTTTATTCTCGGATTCCATCCTCAATGCCGGGGCGAACGGGTCTCCCTTTTGGGCGTCTACCTCGAACACCCATTTTTCTCGATTGCCATATATTGCCGATGCGCCCGCGCCGCCCACGACCCATCGTTGGGCGAAATCCTCGGAGGCGGTGAACGAGCCAAATGTCTTGTGTGAAAATTCCTGACCGGCATCAAGAGAGCCGGGGTCCAATGTGATTGCCCGATAGAGCTTGACGGGTTCTCTTATTGGATGCTCCTCGATGTATTTGTCCATGGCCGGGATAATCTTGGCGGCGGTTTGTTTGGAGAACTCACCAAGGCCCGAGGTCTTGCCGAGGAGCGTCTTGTTGACCTCTTGATACTTATCGGCGGTGTATTGCCCGATTGGTTTGAACCGCTCGAAATTGGCCGGGTCCGTGGCCTCGGCCCTGAGGTCCCCGTAGACCTTGTTTGTGTGGTCCTCGTATTCCGTGTAATTGGTGAGCCTTGCGACAGGGATGGAGGAGCCTCCACCCGTGTCCGTCCACTTGCCGCTCTCGTCCCGTGGTTGGCTCTCGTCGAACGCCACGAACGGGGCGTCGAGGATGGGCCTACCGAACTCGTCCTTGTCCATCCTGAGCGGCCCCCGCGATGAACCTCATGAGCTTGTCGAGGGCGGCGTTGTGCCCGGCGGCGGTCTTTGCCCCCACGACCTCAAGCTCAAGCGCATCCACCTTGGCCTTGAGGGCGGCCTTGGGATTTGGCTCCTCCTCCTCGGGTCCCAACTCCTCATCGGTGGGCATGATGGGGAGGTTCTCGGACCCCTCAAGGTCGAACCACCTGAACTCGATGAGATGGCCGTCCTTGGCGCTCTTGATGACGGTTCGGCCCTTGATGGCGTACTCGTCCGCCAATGCCTCGGGCACTATCTGTCCCGCTCGGTCGTATAGCGTGGTCTCCTCGACGGTCTCCTCCTCATCGGCCATCTCAACTCCTCCTCTTGGCGTAGGCGTCCCGTAGCTCCTTGTAGCTCTTGGCGAGTTCCGGGTAGTCCCGCTCCAACTCCTCCTTGGTTTGGCCCCGGTGCGATTTGGTCCCGTACAAGGCGTTTATCTCGGCGTAGGTCTCATCGACGTGGCCCATTCCGCCCTTGTTGGAGCGGGCGTAGGTCGTGGGCCCGCCGAGCTTGGCGGTCCTTGCATCCTTGTAGAAATTGTAGTACGCCTTGTGGAGTTCTGAGGCGTCCTCGGGTGGCTTGCCCTCCTCGACATTGGGCCATGCCGCAACCCCGTAGGCGGGCATTGGGCCGAGCTTGCCTCTCGCCATCGTGACCATTTGAAAATGGGTGGTGGGGTCCGTATTATCGGTGGCGGTCTTGCGTTCCAAGGCGAACTTTTTCTCGATGAGGGTCACGGCGGTCTTGTGGGCCCTGTCCGAGAGCATCTTTTCCCGCGCCTTGACGAATCCCTCGGCCCGCTCGATGGCGGCCTTGCGCGCCTCGGGGTCGTCTCGGTACTTGGGGTTGTTCGGGTCCTGAGCTTGTTGGAGGTCCTCCTTGTATTTTCCGAGATAACGCTTGGCCTCCTCCTCACGGTCCTTGAGCCTGTCCATCCCGTAGCTCTTGTTGCTCTCGGCCCGTTGGAGCCGCTCGTTGCGGTTCGCCGTCACGCTCCTCATGTACTCGTCCACTTTCATCTTTTCTTGAGGGCCGAGCTTGTGGTAGAGTTCCTTGCTGATTTCGTCTTGGATGTTGTGGCTCTCGGCGTGGGACACCTCGTGCGGGAGGATGCCGGGGTCGTTGCCCAACGGCGAGGTGATGTGGAGCGTCTTGGATGCCGGGTTGTAGAACCCGCCCGTGATGCTCTCGCGCTTGGACCATCCCGTTGTTCCTGTTGTCTCGATGGGCCGGTCCTTGTAGTCATGGAGGATGATTTGTCGGCCCTCGAACGCCTTGGCGAGCCCTGGTGGCATATCGTGGAGCCCGCGCTTGAACGCCGTGAGTTGGCCGGGGTCCGTTTTCATCAGGCCGGGAGCCACTCGGACATCGAGCGTCGTCCCATCGGGGGTCGTGACCTTTTCGACCTTGTAGCTCTTGGCCTTATCATCCAATGACATCGCGTGGTTCGCCCATGACGTTTTGCCCGCGAGACGCTTGCCGAGGTTCTTGCCATCCAGTCCCACGTCCGCGCCCTTCTTGGGCTCGGGGCCTTGGATGGCATCCTTGCCCTCGGTCTTGGGCTCACTCTTGGGGACCTCCTTGGGGGCCGCCTTGGGCTTGGGAGCCTCGGGCTTGACCTCGGGGACCTTGGGAGCCTCGGGGGCCTTGGGGGGCTCAGGCTTGGGCTCGACCTTGGGCTCAGGGGGCTTGACCTCGGGGGCCTTGGGCTCGGGCGGGTGAATGAGCATGGTGGACTCCCTCTCGCCAAGGCCCACCATTTTCTTGGCCTCCTCGTCAATCATCTCGGTGGACCAATCGGGATGTTGGCGCGTGAGTTGAGCGCGGTCATGACCGTAGGCGCGGGCAACATCGAGAGCCTCGGCCTTGCTCATGTTCTCGCGGTCCTTGACCTTGGGAATGGCCCACAACACGCCCTTGTCGTCACGCTCGAACAGGATGGACTTTTCCATCTCAACCGCGGGCCCGCCGCCTCCCCCGTCCGTGGTCCACTTGCCCGTCTCGTCACGGGCTTGGTCCGGGTCATAGGCGAAAAAAGGGACGCCCTGTTCGGTTTGGTCCGCCTCCTTGGCCCTGAACGAGCCGTCACTCATGTCCCCGATGCCGTAGTTGAAATCCCTGATGCTCTTGGTCAGGGACTTAGCCGTCTCCTCGACATCCGTGGCGCGCCGGTGTGCATCGCCGTAGGACATCCCGTTTTTCATGAGCGGGGCCTCGGTCAGTTCGTGGAGCATGATGTACTCGCGCTCGGACGAGGGGACGGCGTTGCTTATCCATATCTCGTCCACGGGGATGTAGAGCATCCCGAGCGCCCAATGGTGTCCGCCAATGAGGTGGCCCTTGCCGAGCGCCGAGTCCCACCTCGGGTCGATGTTCTTGGCGATGAACTCCGAGTTCACGAGGTAGATTTGGAATCCGTAGTTCTCGGCGAGCTTGCTCAGATAGACGAGCGTCCCGGCGTTCGAGGCGGCCTTGTACGGGGCGTTGGGCTTGCCGAAATCCTCGTTCACACTTGGCGCGGGTTGGCCCGCGACGCCCTTGCCGGGGACCTTGCCGAACGGGGGCTTGCCTTGACCGGGTGGTCCTCCGAACGGGGGCGGCGGGGGCTTGCGCTTGAGCGGGGCCCCGTCCTTGTCCACCGGCTCGCCGTCCGGGCCCGAGCCCGCGGGGACGGCGGGGTTGCCGTCCTTGTCCTCGAACTGTTCGGGACCGCCAAGACCGGGCGGGGGCGCGGGTGGCTTGTAGAACTCGTCGAGGTCCGGGTCCGATGGGTCACAATCGTAGCCCGCCTCTTGGAGCGCCACGCGCTTGGTGATGAGCCCGAGCTTGTAGTCCTCGCGGACCCGGTTGCTTGTTTGGGTCCGGTCCTCCTCGAACGGGCTTTTCCACACACACTTGGGGATGGGACAATCGTCCCCGAACACGGGCCTCAGGATACGCGGGAATATGAAATCGTGGAGGGCGTTCCCCCACACCTCTTGGAGCGCCTTGACCCGTGCCTTGAACTCGGCGATGCTCACGGCGCTCTTGGAGTAGCTCCCCGGCATCTCGATTCCCATGAGGTCAGGGGGGACGCCGAGTAGGATGATGCGTTGGTCCTTGAGGTAGGTAAAGAACTGAGAGATGCCTCCGAGTTGGGCGATGAGCGGGAGAGCCTCGGCCTTGCAATCGCCCTTAAGGAATATGTTCGAGGCGGGCCCGCGGGCGTCCATGTCGTCGATGAGCCCGCCCATTTGCTGGTTCGTGTACGGGCTCGTAGGCGTCCCGCCGTAGATGGTCAAGGCGGGCGCGATGTTGATGTGGCTCACGGCCATCATGTCCGATTCGAGTTGCCAAATCATGTCCTGAACCCTGATGAGGGACATGAGTTGGCTCGTCCCGTAGGCGTTCTCGTAGGCCCACGATTTGCGGTTGTACGCCACATGGACGACCTTGTCGTTGCTGAACACGACCGGGGGCCACGCGAGCCATTGGATGGCCCCGTAGACGTTGCCCAAACTGTCACGGCGGACGCGCATGAACAAGGGGTCGAGGAGCTTCATGTCCCACACCTTGCCCTCGCCCTTTATCTCGATGACCTTGTCACCGGGTCCGGGCTTGTAGCCCTCAGGGGCGGGCTTGGAGTAGTTCTCGATGTCCTTGGCCTCGTCAGGCTTGAGGTTGCGCTCAAGGGCCTTTTGCCCATCGTAGGCAAGCTCCACCCACGCGTTGCCGTAGACGAGCATATCCGTGAGTGCTTGGACCTGAATGTCAATCCAATTTATCGAGCCCAAGAAATCGTCGAGGAACTCGATTATTTGCTGGTTCTTGGTCTTGGGCTTGGGAATGGCGATGCCGCCCGGTCCACGCACGGCGAGCGCCTTGTCTTGCTCGGGTCCGGGGACCTTGGGGTTGGGCGCTTGGCCTTGGGGCTCGCCCTCGGGCGGGAGGTTGCCCACCTCGTCCTTGGGGGCGTCCTTGAGGAACGGATGCTCCTCGGGCGGCGTGTCCGTCTCCTCCTCGGGGAACGGGAGGTCCGCCGCGCCGAACGGGCGTGGCTTGCCCTTGACGACCTCGGCCTCGCCGGGTGCGGGTTC